CTATACTATTTTTCTGACAATTTGATCAACTAGGTTATCAAACTGCTCCCCAAGGACATCTATGTACTTCTTAATCGCTAGTATCCTCACCACTTCCTCCTCGCATTCCACCTCTTCGGAAATTGTTTTGGTATAAAGGTGATGATCTTCAACGCCTTTTCTTTGTATCAGCCAATCAAAATCAATCCCATATTCTTGATGTAAAAATTCTTTAACAGCAGCATTTTGGTAAACCTCAATTTCTGGAGGACGATTGCCAGGAAAAGAAAATAAATTCTCTTTTTTAGCCTCACCCACATCAGCATCCCTAACTGCAATAGCATTTAATCCAGATTTACTCAAAATCTCTACAGCCTTTCTTACGGCAGTTTTATCACCAACATCAGTAATCTGAATGGATTTAAGGATGTCTCGTCGTTTAAGCCTTATTACTTGGCTAAGTAGCACTTTAGCAAAATGATCCTCAACGCAAACATGCAACCCCTTAAAATGACCGTCTGACAGTATTGATCTTATGTGCGTCGTTGAAATGCCGTCTTTTATATCTACCCCAGTCTCATCGCGAATCAATAATTTACGAGCCTCTGGAGGCAATGCATTTAAAATAACGCTAGAATGAGTAGAAAGAATAATTTGGTGTTTTCTTCTCTCACAAACCTCCATAAGATACTTAGTAAATTCGTATTGGGCACTTTCATGAAGAGACGTTTCTGGCTCTTCTAAAACAAATAAGCTCTGTTCCGGAGATGTTTCTAACATGTCTACCGTATAAAGTACTCGTCCTTCTCCAAAGCCCATGTTATTTTCTGAATATGAATATCCAAGTCTCTCAACCATCCCTATTTCTGTCTCTCGTTTCCTATGTGATATTCCTTGAAAAGCAACATCATCATATGGATGACCGATAATTTTAGCCATCCTAGATATTATCTCTTGGTCAACATTCCGTCTCACTGTTAAATCGAAATCTCTTCCACCATATACACTGAGATCACGACGCTCAACCTTTGGAATGTATACTGTGAAACCGATATAGTAACAATGCCTCTCCGGTTGACGCTTATATCCAGACCAAGAAGATTTTATACGTGAAACGGTTATATCTTGAGTCCTACTAGGGTCATTTGTTTCATATTTATAAATGACACTTGAATCGATTTTAAACGGATTAGGATCTGCTTTTGATACAGGGAAAAAATCTTTTATATAAAGTCGCTTGTAATCTTGAGCCGTTACGGGTTTTTTATATGCGCAAATTGCTAATTGTCCAAGGGTGCTTTTACCTGCACCATTTAAACCAGAAATTGCCGTCACTGGAAAATCCAAGCTCAGAGTGATATTCTCGATGCCTCTAAAACCTTTAATATCTATACTTCTCAGAGCCGCACCAAAATTAGCATATTTATTTCCTGCAGCATATTTAGCCTTTAATTTACTTCGTATATCTACCATACCGATCCTTTTTTGCTGTGTACTAGCCTAAATAAAAACATTTTTAGGCTATCAGATCCTTTTTTAGCTTTCTATGCTTGATTTTGTTGTATGTATCACATAGTGAATACTTCTGTTAGATGCCACTGAACTCAGCAAGCCGCTGTTTATGGCTGTCGCTCATATCGAAAACAAAATCCTCATGCTCAGCCTGAAAGGTACAGAACGCCATCAGCGCAGATACAGCCGGGTCTATCTTGTTAGAGGATTTCTTTTTGTTGGGCTTGATATTGGCGTTGGCGTCGGACTCCATCACCACGTTACCAATTGCCCAGGACAGAACAGGATCGCCACGATGACGCACAACCCTGCGGTTGACGAATACCTCAAAGGATTTCGCTACCGGGCTGAACTTGAGATAGGTTTGAGGAAACGGCTCCACATCGAGACCTGCTCCCTGAAGCTGAGTGCGCAGATGCGTGGCGTTCCAGGTATCGAAGCCCACCAGCCTGATATTGAAGATTTCAGCATCGCGCAGGATATCGTCACGAATGCGGTCATAATCGATACAGTCGCCGGGTGTGGTGCCTATCCACCCCGCTTTCACCCACTGGCGGTAGATAGCGCGGTTTTTGTTGGCGACGTTAAGCAACTGCGTTTCCGGCAGATAATGGCGGGTCAGCAGGCGGATCTCCCTGTCGAACGGGAAAGCGTAGCTCACGCTGGTGATATCGCTGGTTGAGGACAGGTCAAATCCTGCGTAGCACTCCATCCCTGCAAGATCTTCTTCGGTATAGTCGAGCGCACAGGCGTCCCATGCACCGGCACCCATCCACGGAGTGGAGCCCTGACACCAGATATTGAAACGTTTGGTCAGCATTTCCACCCACTGCGACGGTATGCCCCGCGCTTTCTGGATGGTGGACTCCAGTTTCGCCGCGTCAACGGACACATGCAGGTTAGGGTTAGCCTTGATCCACATTTCAGGCTGCTCAACCTCGCTTTCGTCGTCCAGCTCGTAGATCAGAACAAACAGCGAATCGTTACTCTCCTCCCCGGCCAGAATCTGGCAGCAGTAGTCATAATGCTGTTTGCAGGCGGAGACAACGTTACTTCCGGCGGTCGTGATGGCGAACAAAATCGCCTCCGGTCGTGCGCCCATCCCCAGCTCAAGCGCGGAATAAACGCCGTTATCGGGGTGAAGGTGGTATTCATCGACAATCGCCAGGCTGGGGTTAGTCCCCTCAATGGTGGCCGCTTTTGCCGCCAGCGGCTTCAACAGGCTGTTGCTCTTTGGATAAATGACCTTGTGCGCCTGAATATTGACGCGCTTTTTCAGCGGTTTTGACAGCAGGCACATCTGGCGGGCATCGTCGAACACGATTCGGGCCTGATCCCGGCTCACCGCCGCCGTGTAGATATCCTGCTGGCCCTTCTCCATTACCAGAAACCAGTTAGCCAGCATGGCGGCTACGGTAGATTTGGCATTCTTGCGCGGCACTTCAATAAAGGCGCTGCTGTACTTCCGGCGGCCTGATTCCCTGACTTTAAATCCCAGCAGGTTAGCAAAGGCAAATTGTTGCCACGGCTCCAGTTCAATAGGCTGGCCGCGTAGCGGTCCTTTGACGTGAGGACAGAGCCGGGAGAACGCAATAAACCGCTCTACGGTCGCCGTATCGAACTCATAACGGGGGTCACTCAGGTCTGAAAAGTACCTTTCCACGGCCTGTTTTACGCGCTTACAGGCCGGAATTTCGCCCGTTTTGATCGCGTTTGCGTACTCATCCCAGACGGTCAAGCTCGTCTTCCTCTTCCGTTTCTACAGGGTTACGACGGCGGCTTACCGGATCAAAGCCCAGCAGCGACGACATTTTAATCATGATTTTTTCAGCATCGGCCTTTGCACTCAGCGCCGGATTCCGGCTCTCGCCGCCCTGGCTGTTAATAATGCTGAACCCACGGCTGGCAAGGTCTTCCACGGCTTTGCGGTACAACGAATAGTTGACGCAAAAAAGCTCAAGGTTATTCCAGTCGGCGGGAGTCAGATCCCCGCGCTCCGCCAGTTGCTTCGCCTTTGCTTTCCACTGCTGCGCGGCTAGCTCATCAAGGTAAGCTGGCGGTTTTGGTGGTCTTGTCATAAAAATTTCTCGTTTCCATCGCGTTTTATTTTCAAAAAAATTACCGAGCGTAAAAATTTGAGGGGGCAGGTGGTTCCTCGCTGAGAGGGGTTTGTCCTGAAAACCTCCCCCACCCCGTCCATTCGGCCTGTCAGCGGTTGCGAAAGCATTCCATAAGCTCCCGGTCACGCTGGCTCATGCGCTTTGCTGCGGGCTTCTTATGCGCTCTCTGTCTGGCTGGTTGCCATGACTCACGCTGCTTTATCAGCCCACTAATCAGCCGCTGCTGTTCCTGCTCAGTCATTGTTTGCCTCATAGATCCAGTCGGTGCGATGACATGCTGCTTCTTCCTGCTCACGGAACTTACCGGCTTTACGCTGCTGCTTCGTCACCGGGTCTGTTGTGGTTGTCTTCCGTCCATGACAGGCAGCGCATAACGACTGGTGATTACTGGCAGGCCAGAACAGCACATCGGCTTCACCCTCGATAGGGATGATGTGATCGACGATAGTTGCCGATGTATAGACGTCAGCCTTAAGACAATGGACACACAGCGGATTAGCTTTCAGAAAATGACGACGGTATTCGCCCCAGCGGTTGGAGTAACCACGCTCTGTTCGCGTACCTCTTCGGCTGTCGCTTTGTCGGCGGGCATCCCGCTTATGCTCGTCACACTTGCCAGACTTCACCCGTTTATTACATCCCGGCTCAGTGCATCGGCGTAGTGGTTGCCACGGCATCAGTACACCCCCACATCACGATAGACAGACCACAACGCAGAGACAGCCATCGGTATCTCTTTGGCGTCAGCATCACCAATCATCGTGCGGTACTCGTACAACTGAGATACGTACATCAGACAGCCAATCTTGATAGCTGGCGTAAACTCCAGCCCGTTATCAAACCGCTTGCCGATATGCTTCTGGCAAACCTCCAGCGCCGCATCGATGTACGCCTGTATCAGCGTGTCTTCATAATCATCATCAATACGGCAATGCAGCTTTGCTTCTTCCAGACCAATTAACTCATTCATTGAAAATGCCTCCCTTGCACAGCAGCTCAAGCCGGGTGTGATCCACATCAGGAATGACGGCCACAATGCCGTAAACCTGCCCCCGGACATTTGGCGAGCGGTACAAAATGCGGTTTGCGGTGGTGATATCGTCGCGGTAGCGCGTCCAGATTCGTACAGTGGCTTCGGAGTAGAGCCCCCCTGAAGACATACGCTCACGCCCACTTATAGCGCGGATTTCAGCCCAGACGGTGGCAAGGTCAGACCACACATAGATAACCTGCCCCATCTGATCACGGTGAGATTCTGACTTCTGAAAAGTGACGCGGCGTTTCATCTTTCCGGCTCTCATTCGTCACCGTCCTTGTTGTCCTTACTGACCTTCACTTCCTGCTTCCATGCCTGACTGTATTCGTCGCCACCTTCACGCGGTGGCATCCCTTCGCGTTCGCGGGCTTCGTTCGGGTTCATGATCCCGTTCTTGATACCGTGCTCATAAGTTGCGTAACGTTCGGTTGGAGTGGCTCGAAGAAGATCGGCAGAGTCGAACTCCACCTGATAACGGATTCCGGGTACAGGCGATGCCACCAGCAACGCGGATTTAATCTGCTGCTCAAAGTTCGCCAGCCACGGGCGCATTGTCATGGTAAGAAAGGCGCGGCTCGCCTCACTAAAATTGCTGTAGGTGCTGTTGCTGTATTCCTGCAGAAAGATAGGAGAAACGTTAAACATGCGGGCAATATCTTCAATGGTGAAGCGACGGGAGGCCAGCCACTCAGCATCCTGATTGCTCATGCCAAGCTGCTTATAGTCCATGCCACCTTCAAGGATCGGCGTTTTCCCGGCGTTTCTGGCACCTTTGTAGCGTTCCAGTGCGTCCAGGGCTTGTTTGCCCTTTAAGCTGTCGAGCCATTCAGCAGTAGTGACCACGCCAGCCGCCATCATGCCATCTTTCATAATGCTGGCACCGTGGCGCTGCTGAGCGAGGCCCAGCCCCAACGCCTCACGGCAGACGGTGATCGGCGAACGCCCCAGAAAGCCATCGTCGGTGGAGTAACGCAGGTGCAGCATCTCTTCCTGCAAATAGGTGCGCACAGCCCCCGTAAACGGTTCAGTAACGGTGTATTTGTACTTATGCTGGCCGATACGTTCGGGAACAACCGCCCCCGGCGCATACGGATGCAGGGATTGCGGCTGGCCGTCACGGCCCCACTGGATCACCGCATAGGCGTTACCATTCAGCAGGCAGTGGCGCATCATCGTGCGTTTAAACTGGTAAGGCGTCTGGCAGTCGTTAGGCTGTTCGTTCAGGAGAAAATCCACCGGGTGATTGCTCAGCCACTCCCGCGCCTCTCGTCCTTTATCATTTCGTACCCGATAGAGGTAACAGGGCATTGTCGCCACAGCTTCACTGATAACGGAAACAGCATTCATCACCGCCGGCAGAGATTCCGCAGTACCCGCAGACACGTACTCGCCTGATCCGGTATTTGGAATCCCTGCCATCGCCAGAAACTCATCAATGGTCATGCTGCGCTGCTCGGAGGGTTCAGACTTACGGCCAAACGGCCAGATATTCCACATATCAAAGCCCCGCTAATTCAGCCCAGCGGCGACGGTTATCGCCAGCGCGACGCAGTTCAGGATGTTGGGAGAAAAGCGAACGGTGCGCGATTTCCACACCAGATTCAGGATAAGCAGGCATAGATGTAACTGTGATTTCCCGCAGGTCGGCAGCTATTACAGTACGGAGGTACGGAGACTGGCCGATATCCCACGCCTCTTTCAGCGCACGGAAACCAAAACTCATGCCGGAAATATCCCCACGTTCCACCAGCTCCAGCACATCATTCCCAAGCTGGGTATTCGGCGGGGTCAGCTCGAAGCGCAGCCCGGTATCATCCTCGGACAGCACCAGCGTGCCGGATTTAGTGCGCCCCAGCAGTTGGGTATAGTTATGCTCGTACAGTGCGCGCACATCGCTACCGGATGCCAGGCTGTCTTTAAACGCCCCCGGTACAAACTGCTCGCGGAACTCATCCCAGATAACTTCTGACAGGCTGTTCCAGCGCACGGCATAGCCCACCAGCTTTTTGTTGCTGGCGCTCAGCTCAGAGGTTCGGATTTCAAAATCGATTGTTTTCATTACTGGACTCCACAGAGGGCAAAAGGGGCCGAAGCCCCTTAAACGTCAGATCAGGAACCGGAGCCGGAAAGCTCAAGCACCTTGATGGCGCAGGAGTCCACAACGCCGCCGCCCAGGTATTTATCGGTATGCACCTTGTAGAAACCCGGTTCGGTGATATTGTCAGGACGGGTGCGCACGCCTGTGGTGTGATCGACAATGAAGTAACCACGCTTAAAATCGCCTACCGCCAGAAATGCTTCTCCCGGAGCCGCATCGGGCATAGTTTCCAGATACTGAACCGGACGGCCCAGCAGCGTATCAGGAGAGTCAGCGACCAGACGATCGCGCCAGATATAGTCCCCGTTATCGTTTTTCAGCTTCTGAAGCGTGGCCGCAGTATTCGAGTTCATCACCCATACGGCGTTCTTGCGGTATTTCGCTTTCAGCTTGTATAGCAGGTCGATCAAACCATCTGAGTTAACAGCAGTCGTTTCCATTTTCTCCAGCGTACCGAAAGGTCGGGTTTTATCGCTGGTGGCCACTCGGTCATAAGCCAGAAAGCCTTTAGCCTTCTTCACACCATCGCCGTTAACAAAATCATTTTCTTCAGTAGCGCTGAAGGTGTCGGATATTTCAGAAGACAACCAACCCAGAATATCCACCTCGGAAAAATCGAGGATCTCCTGAGTGGTTTTCGGGTATGCATAGATCGGGCTGAGTTTGATATCGACACGTTCCATTCTCGGTGTGGTAGTTTCGGCACGCGCTTCACCTTCTGCCCCATGCTTAACGGCAGCACCGCCCACAGATACCAGTTTCTGGTATTCGTTGGTTTTGGTTGTCTTCACTGTCGCGATAGATCGCATCACGCTATCATCCTGCAACTGGCGCATGATCTCTTTGTCCAGTTCAGGGATAACGGTATAGCCGCCATCAGCCTGCACCAGCGTGGAGAGAGAACGGGTATCACCGGTCATGATGTAGTGCCGCAGTTCGTCGTTGCTTACTGGCTCACCTTCAACGGAAGTACCAGGCTGATTGCGCTGATCGTCGGAGACGGCTTCAAGACGGGAGATCTCAACTTCAAGCGCATCAGCCTGGGCGCGGAGTTCGTCGAACTTTTTGCCCTCTTCTTCGTTAAGGCTGCGCTTTTCACTGTCGGCTTTCTCCAGCATGGATCGCATCTGCGTTTTGAGGGCCGCTTTTTGCTGGCGTAGTTCGAGTAATTTCTTCATAGAGTGGTTTCCGTAACAATTAATGTTAAGACGTGAAACCAACACTTAAAGGGATGGCCGTTTAACCTTTTTCGGACTCTCTCCGGCTGTCTCGCACAGCTTGGTTAAACGGCCTGTGGCGGCTCACGTCTGAGTGCCACCCTTCAAGATATACATAAAAATTTTAATTAATACCCCTACTTGAGCAAGAGGTAATATGAGGTAGAATCAGGTATATGATTTTTACAATTACTTTCAATTCATACAGGTGCCTGAATGCAAGTATATAAAGAAATTCTTGAATCCTTACAAAAGATGACTAATGTACGTTTAAATATTGCAATCCTTCTAACTTGCTTATTTTTAATTTTCATTTCACCTAATGATCATTTCATACTTGATCCTGTGTCAAAACTCATACCCCAAAGCCTGATTTTAATAACGTCAATTCGCCTAGTATTCTCCATTATAAATATGATTCACTCCATCATTTCTAAAAAAATAGAAAAACAAGACAGGGAGAAGCAAGAGATTATTGAAAAACAAAAAAAAAGAGCAAGAGAAACAAATTTTAAAAGAGACTATGCGAGACACTTTTAATACACTGGACGTATACCAACTCCATATTATAAAGGAACTAATAGGCAAAAATAACAGCTCACACCCAAAAGGTGCTTCACTTTTTTCTTTATGCAATCAAAATATCACACATGTTGTTTCTACTGGTGAGACATCACAAAGCGTAGCACTGACTAGCATTGCCAAAGATATTATTAAAACCGATTTTAACGATGATATATCTCACCTTGAAATAAGTGCTGCAACTAGAGCATTTAATTCAATGACGCATAAGGAAATAGATTGCTTTAAATTGTTATTAGAAAAAGAAATGATAAAAACATATTTTTTTGATCGCTATAACAAAAGGTATTACTCACCGAGTCATGATGTATTCAAAGAATACAGCAAATCGATTCTTTTTATGCAACCTCAAAAAGGTTATGAGTATATTTTAAATCCAACCTTAAAAGATGTATTAAGTAGTTATTAAAAGCTAGCCGCAAGCATGCGGCTATTCTTATTCATAACTTTCATACCATCATTTACTCAGAGGAAAGTTTCATGTTATCTCTATAGATCTGTAAATAATCGATCATTGCATCTAATTGTTCTCTGTTCGTGGCTAAAATTTCCTCTGACAGCGTACTGCGAACAAAATCATGATGATCGATCCAAAAGAAAGCACCATCGGATAGGGACTGCTTATACTCTGCCGTCGACATGTCGCTTATGTCCCTGAGTCCATACTGCTCATAATGTTCTTTGATGTCCTGAAAAGTAATAGGCATACCACCCTCTTATAAAAATAAAAAATATGTGTTTAAGTGTTCACCCCTTCACCTTTATGGATTTCCTTATTAAATTCATACGGTTATATGGTGAACACTTTTCATTCAGGTGTTCACAAGTGTTCACCCGACCCTTCACCCTTTAGAACAAAAAACAAACGAAAGGTGAACAGGTGAATACCTGGTGAATACTTCATAAATAAGTGTTCACCTCTTAACACCATGTATTAAATAGACTTTTCGACATGGTGAACACTGGTGAACACTTAATCTATAACTTTACTCTACCCCGCTATTTTCAGAAGCGCCTGAACAGGATGGCATCCAGTCGTCTGAGTCGTCGTGTAGCGTAACGTTTGACCTAATACCGTGCTTAGTCTTTCTCTTCTGATACGCCTTGCCATACTCAGCCATTGCACCTGGCATATCGGTTCCGAATCGCATCAGCGATACGGGTTTGTTGAGACCATTGGCACGCATGTATGCCAGATAGGCGTGATACAGATACTTTCGTGGGCTAAAGGGCACTATCTCAGCATTGCCGATAAACATCCCATCGCAAGCCACCGACGCCAGCAGGTAGCCGCAGAAGTCCACCAGCGAATCACCTTCACGTTTAATTGCCAGAGCCTCTTCGGATTTCTGCTGTTCATACAATAGCCGTCTTGCTTCGTCCTGATCTGCAAAACGTGTAAGCAGATGGCGGATTACTACAGCCAGCTCCCCCTCTATTTTCTCTGCGAGCATCGAGTCTCGTTCGTTTTCCGGTACAACCTCCGAGAAGTTGAATATCACGCGCCGCCGCGAAATGCCCCCGCTACGGTCGCTGAATGTCATAGCATTATTGTTGACCGCCAGCACCACCGCCGGAATACGGGTTGAATATGGCGCTTTATGCTTAGGATCAATAGACACCTTGTCACCACCAGTGATGGCTTTAATACCAGCACCATCGCCAGCGTACCGGGTCATATCCGGCATGATGATCAGCGAGTAACCCACCACCAGCGCCCTGTCTCTTGCATCCTCCAACGCCTTCATACTGGCTGAAACCGTATTAGCCTTGCCAGCCAGCATCGTGCAGATTTCAGCCATCACACTTTTACCGCTACCTCCGGGCCCTGTTACCTCCAGGAATAATTGCCAGTCGTATCTGTTTGCCAGCACCATAAACAACGCAGCCAGCACACGATCTGTCTTACTGTCATTACTGGCTACGGAACGACGGAGCCACTTCCAGAAATTAGGAGCATGGCTGGCCAACGTTTCCCCTTCCGCTGGTGGACTGAATGGTAATTCACTGGCGATCAGTAACCAGTCTGTTTTGCTGTGCTGTCTGAATTGCCCCGTCCGGGTATCAAATACCCCGTTACTAAAGCCAATCAGATTTCGAGCTGTCACACCCATAACTGGCAGGCTTAGTTTCATGGTTTCTACTGCCGATTTGACGGCGTTCTGTGAATAGGCCACTTCAGCATCAATGTAAATCTGAGCCATTTCGCGCTGCAGCTCTTTATCAGGCAAAGGGTTCCACACCACCCCGTTGTAGTAGTGAACCGTGTCAGAGTCAGCATGAATAGCCAGGTTGCCATCATAGTGAGCCAGCAACACCTCACCTCGCTGGCTGGCCCCCATCTGGTTAAGTGCCGGAGCTACCCATTCCCGCATTGGCTCCTTCTTGCTGACAGGCAGATTAACTACGACGTTATCACCACGCTCAGATTCTTCACGTAATCCAGGCAAACGTGGCGACCAGTCCTCCATTGGCTTTGGATCATACATGCCATTAAAGAGACGGGCCTCCTTCACACCAGCAAGAGCCAGCTTGCGGGCAATAAGGGTAAGGTAAGCTTCGCCAATTTCCCCGGCTCGAATTACTCGCACACACTGGCGGCCATCATCAACGATTTTTAGGCTCTCAAGCTCCACCAGTTGCTTTTTACCTAGGTAAACAGGCGGTATATCATCACCTGCTTTTTTTCCCTCACTCTCGATCCAATGTTGTGCATGGGCAAATGCATCTGCACCAGCAAAGATAATCGCCTCTGTGAATTTATCCTTTGGTAGGCACTTAACATTTGGCGCGCTTTTGCTTCTCATTTAGGGATCCCTCCGCTCATCTGGAACTTACCGAGCAAGGGATGGAACCAGTACGCCGAACCGTATTTGCGCTTGGCACTGCGAAGCACCAGTCTGGCCGCTTCCCTGAATTTCTCATCAGGCGCAACAAAACCACCTGATTTAATTTTGACCAGCATCACGCCCGTGTTTTTCGCCAGTTCCTCCGCTTTTTTGGTAGAAATGCCATACTCAGCCGCCAGCGTAGCGACAGGAGTCATACCGGGAGGGATTTCACCGCCCTGACTATCAGTCAGCGCTCTTATTTTTTCTTCAAGAACGTTGACTTTCTCCACCAGCAGATCAAAGCGTTTTTCCAGTTCATTGAATTTGACGTTGCTGATCATGACTGAACCTCCGAACAACTTTCAAAACGCTCGCTCTCTGCTTTTAAGAAGCTATCCAGATTAGAAGCCAAAGACTCAAACAGCTGTCCAAGCGCGGTGATTTCGCCGTCCTCCATTGCATTGGGATAACACACCAGCATAGTCGCCACGATTTTTGCTTGGGCAGCGCTAAGCGATGCAAGACGCAATTCTTCTTCATGCTCTTCAAGATTTTTTAGATCAGCGACATAGCGCAGTTGTGACTTAGTCATTTCGAGCCCTCAAATGAAGGCTGATTTCTCCTCCCGTAATTGACCAGAGACTTGCTCGATTTGCATCCGTCCACGTAAACATACAAGGGCTTTCGGTCCTGATTTTCGCTGCAAAAATTAAAGTCCAATCGGGCAATGTAGCGCGTGCAGCGACTTCACTATCGGCATCAATGCGCATCACTACTGGAGTGCTCTCCGGATGATGCTTAGGTGTTGCAAGGAATAGCCATGTAAATTCTGGGCGAGTTTGGGTATGCTGGTGATCAGCCATAATCGTTACCTCTTTTAACGGTTTGGTTAGACGCCTCGGTAGTGTTCCCGCACTTCGGGGCGTTGCTATTTGCAACACATGTATGTACTGTATCATTACACATAAACACATTACATCGGGTGTAATTGACGTGTCAACACACAAAAATGAAAGACGTGGTAATCCACCATTCCAGTTCAGACTAGACCCTGAGTTACGTGAGCTAATGGAACAGGCCCAGCAGCAAGATGGTGATGAGTCGCTGGCTGCCTGGATAAAGCGAATAATCCGCAAAGAGCTACAATCACGCGGCATCGAGCCAAAAGGTTGAGCAATGAAAAAAATTATCATCTTGGCGGCTGTTTTAATTGTCGCCGCCTTTCTCTTAAAATCCTGCTTCACGACAAAGATCCTCTGCGGAAGCAATGAGCGTGATGTATTGCGTCCTGGATGCGAGAAGGCTTTGCAAAAAAGCTGAATATAATCAGCGGGCGCAAAATTGCGCTGGCTCATTCTTTGACCACCAGCACAATGCCTGGTATGCTGATCTCGTTTTGTTGTTATGCACTGGCGGCCATGCGGGGCCGCCTTTGTTTTATCTGACATACCCCACCTCTTACGCTGTCTGCGTCCGTCGAGTTGATGCCAGATAACAATCTAGATCAGTCTTCATATAGATAACCTTGCGTCCAACTTTGTGATGCGGAATTTCCACTTTTCCGGTATGGGCCCAATTAGCCAAGGTTTGAGAATTAATACCAAGATAAGCGGCCGCCTCTGCACGGGTAAGGCGTTCTAAGGAGAAAGGAGAATTTACTAATTTCATATTTATCACCGTGTATTAATGGTTAACAACAGTGATAAATATCTATGATTGTGTAATGTCTTATTAGTCCTATAACTGGTTAAAGGTTCTCAACTACCGGATGTGAGACCACTCTAACCAGCAATGTTCCCCCAATAGCCGGTTAATGGGGGAATACTAATTCAAGCCTTGTATATTTTTCTGGTTTTGGAGGCCTCAGACCAGAGAGAGTTATCCAGTTGTCTAATGCATTGCGGCTTACCTTGCCGTGATAATGAGCAGCCAAGGCATCAAGAAGTGCCGTTTTAGCACCGCATGGATATTTATTCCACGTAAGTCTAATGACTTCAATAACCTCTGAGTAATATGGGCTGCGAGGCTTTTTAGCCTTTTCTCTTTGGGCCTCTGAAATTGCCTTTTGAGCTATCTCATTAAATTCCCTGAAAGATATTTCATTTCTAAAAACCTCCTCCATCATCAGTTTAATACCAATTCTGGCAAGATCATTTGCATTATTTTGCATACCCACAAAATATAACCCTAGTGCGGCATTCAGAATTGTTACTCCGTCTCCTGACAATGGAATATCGCTTAAAAACGGAGTGCGATGTTTATCCATATAAAGCAAGGTATTAACAGACTCAGCATCATTTACAACTTCGTTTTTTTCCACCCCAATAAAATAAAGTAAATCTTCAATTGGTTTTTTTGAAAATTCAAAATAGTTAATTATTTTATTAACAATACCTCGCGCGGATTTCTCTGAATCATCTAATACAAGACCTTTCCGTAAAAGTGAAATAGCCTCAGAATCAGGACCATCAACGAAAAGCTCATTGATAAACGTAGCCACAATTATAGCTGGAATACTCATTTCACTATTATTCAT